GACGTCAGTACATACCACTCATGCCGAACGATGTATTAAGAGTTGGTTCAGCGGCAGGCTTAACGGCTGCTAAAACTTGTTGGGTACAAGCATCAGGAAACGATTACCAATAGATGAACGGAACTGCCAACGGTTTGCAATGGGTTGAGGAACAAGGCTCTGTTAGTGGCTTGCAGGCAGGCTTGGATAATGGGCTTGCCAATGGCATGGTAAACAGCGACAATTCTCAAATAAACTGGCAAAATATAGGTGCAGAAAATTGGGAAAAGTACAGAAAGCAGTTAATCAAATTTAACCAACCTATTGTAAATGACACGCTGTTTACATCGTCGGCAACCGTAAGTGCATTAACAAACCAATATATTGGCGGTGTGGTTTTGAAAGATGGGAGGGTTTATTTAATTCCTGCAAACAGTCCAACGGCTCGAATTTATGACCCTTACAAAGATACTTTCATTACACCAACTGGCACTTTTGCTGGTTTACAAACTTTTGTAGGTGGGTGCTTGCTTAAAGATGGGCGAGTGTTTTTATGCCCTTCAAATAGCACATCGGCACGAATTTATGACCCTTCGACAGATAGTGTATTTACCACAACAAATACATTTAGTGCTACGGCAAACAGCTTTATTGGGTGCATTTTACTTCCCGATGGGCGTGTGTTTTTAACCCCAAACAGTGCAGGTTCGCCACAAATTTATAATCCATTTACCGATACAGTAGTAACTGCTGGTGGTAGCTATCCTAGTGGTACTGGTGTTTTTGGCGGTGCTGTTTTATTGCCAAATGGACGTGTATTTCTAGTCCCTTTTAATGGTACAACGGCTCGAATTTATGACCCAATAACCGATACAGCAACGCAGCCTAATGGCTCTTATGCAGGTACAGCCGCTTTTAGTGGCGGTGTATTATTGCCAAACGGTAAAGTATTTATCGTGCCTAGAAATAGCATAAATGCTCGTATTTATGACTATATAAACGATACTTTAACCACGCCGACAGGCGTATATCCTGGCTCACAAGGTTTTAACGGTGGTGTCTTAATGACAGATGGCAGGGTGTTTTTAGTTCCGCTAAACAACGCAACTGCTCGAATTTATGACACAATTAGAGATGCAGTTTTTAGCCCAACTGCTAGCTTTGGCGTTGGCTCAAATAAATATGACAGGGGCACTTTATTAAAAGATGGCAGGGTGCTAGTGTATAGTAGGGGTGGCACTGGGTTTAACATGAGAATTTACGGAAACCCAAATTACAATGTGAATTTAAATTTATCTTTGTCTACTTATTACAACAAATACTAATATGTTTGAAAGGATTGAAATAAACGATGGGGAAAAACTTTACGCATATAGGTATGCGGATGAAGAAACAGCCAATAATGGTGGCGAATGGCTTCAAATAACAGAAATTCCACTTGAAATAAATCCCGAAACAGGCGAAACCGATATGGAAACAACAGCTTTAAATCATGGTTTTCAGCTATCGGAAAGAGGGTGGGTAAAATATTTAAACAACTAAAATGCAAACTGATAGCCAACATACAGCAGATTCGATTATGTTACTGATATTCAATTCAATAGTGTTTCTTTTTACAAGTGTTCAATGGGTTTTTTTTGAAAGCCAATTGGAAAGCATATTAAAAATAATTGTATTGATTAGCAGTGCCACGTACACTATTTGGAGGTTCAGAAATGAATATGTAAAAGAGCAAAAGAATGACAAAAATCAGCCAAAATTTTGAACTAAGCGAGTTCCTCAAGTCCGAAACAGCTATGCGCAAAGGCATTAATGAACAGTACAGCCCACCCAAAGAAGTGGTGGAAAACTTGATGCTATTAGCGCAAAATATAGCCGAACCGATAAGGGCTAAATTTGGCAGTTTTTCACCTACTCAGGGTTACAGGTGTCCACGTTTGAACAAGCTAATTAGCAAAAGCACAAAATCAGAACACTTATTCGGCAAGGCGTTTGACGAAACCTTTATTGATGCAAGTGGTGCGAATATCAGCAGGCAAGTTTTCAACTGGATACTGGCAGGGGGCTTAAAAAAATGGTCTAAACTAATATTGGAGTACCCAGACAAAAACGGCATTCCACGCTGGCTTCATATAGGGTACGACAAAGAAAATTTAAACAATCAAGTCCTAGTGGTAGACAAAGAAAACCCGAACGGCATAAACTATTTTACAAGTAAATATTCAAAATAATGGCAAAAAGATATAAATTTTCATTTTATAATTTATTGGATTCGACACCGAAAGAAGTGGTAAACCTGCAAAACCAAATCAAATTATTTGGCGGTGCAATAATGGCGAGTACATACGTTACAGCCGCAGAGCATTACACACTAATTGCCATGTGTGTATTTTTCTTTTTAAATGAATTAATCGGTTGCATTGGTTATGCGAAATAAGCTAAACTTTATCGGTAGGCTGATAGCGGTTGTATTTGCGCTACTTGCAATCTTTACCTATTTCGACCATTGCTCAAGGTACGTAGAAACCAAAGATTCCATGAATAGCTACCTAGAGCAAGTTGATGAATTTAACAAAAAGGATTCAAATCTTACTGTTGCCAAAACAGTAGTGGTAGCCGATTTAAACACAGCCGTTTGCAATCTTCAATTCAAAAAGAAAAAGTACAAGAAGGCAAAAGACAAATTGCCGATTACCGTAAAAGAACCGATAGTAAAAGTCGATACTCCTATCGTGGTAGGTTGCAATGTAAGGCATGAACTATTTTACGAAGCTATTTCGGAAGCGGATAGTGTAATTAATGCTCAAGACGTAGTCATAGCTAAACAAGGCGAATTAATTGCCATACAGGAAGCGCAAATTGCAAACCGAGATACTGTAATAGCAATTCAAAAAGAACTTATCAGAACTCAAGAAAACAGCCTAAAAAAGAAAGCGAAAAAAAACAAGGTTAGGAAATTGGCTAACAATGTGCTTTTTGCTTGCCTTGTTGGGGTGGCGTTGATGCTGGCGGTGAAATAATTGCGTGTATTTCCTAGTTAGCAATTATTAAAAAGACCGCTGTTTTAGATGTTCTTCTAATTTCTCATAGAACATTGCTGTACTTCCGTATCGGTTGTAATATACTTCTACAGCTTCATAACTTATATCATAATCCTTTGCCGTATTTGCGATGAAAGGATTAACGGCTGCTAACAAGCGGTTTGCGTCATTGCCGTTTTCGTTGTTTGTTGAAGTATTGTTTTCCATATCAAAATTTATTTTTAAGTTAATGTTTCGTTTTTCAAAGTAGGCTGGACGACACAGCATTAGCTTCTCCCATTTAATTCATTTCTGATACTATGGCAACCAACCAAAGCAATGAACACCTATTTTATAAACTACTCATAACCCCACGCTTTCAACGTATGCTGAAAAGGTTGCCCTTCAATGCTTTTTACCAGTTCCAGCATTTGAGCGGCTATTTCCCTAATTTCTTTTTGAGCATGTTCACTGTTTCTTAGCTTTAAGAAATTAGCAAAGGAACGCATGTTAAATTGCACATCGGACTGTATTTGCGAGTTGTATGTCTTAAAATAACGTGCCGATTCCTTAGCCCTCTTTCTTCCAAGTATAGGTGTTAGTTCTTCCAAAGTTTCGTGATACCATTGATTGCTCATTTCGGTAAAAGCTATCAAATTATTTTTGTGCTTTTCAGGCCAATCTTCAGGAATGTAAAACTTGTCTTCTTTCAATTCTTTGTAACGTGCGCTTTCAGCATTTAGACTGCTTATGCGGTGCTTCAACAAATGTATATGCGCCGAAATGCAACTATTGACAAGAAAATGAACAGACCCCTTTTCGAAAGGTGTTTCGTGCCCTTCCGACCAAAGCATGTTAATTAGCTTGGGTATTCTCTCCCGCTTTTCATCGGTAATTTCCCGACTGGTGCTAGTCCATGCACTACACGAAATTACCTCATCTGAACCGTAAAATCCAATTAACTCAACACTGTTTTTCATAGTTATTTATTTAAAATTTGCTGTTTTTTTTGCTTTTGTCCTTTTTGCCAGCCCGTGCTACGTACTTAACCACGTTGCCTAAATTGAAATTGAGGTTTTTGTCCTCAATAATGCAAGCAATTAATTCATCTGAACCGTGAAAGCCTATTAACTCAACAGTATTTTTCATAGTTATTTATTTAAAATTTGCTGTCTTTCCAGCAGTCAGCGTTCTATCAATAAAGGAAGTTGTTGCGCCTATACCTATTTTTTGCTATTTATTTCCCTTTGCAAATACCAAATGGCTTTTTGCAAGTCTTCTTTTTCTTTGCTTTTGTCCTTTTTGCCAGCACGAGCCACGTATTTAATTACGTTTCCTAGATTAAAATTGAGGTTTTTGTCCTCAATAAAATCTATCACTTCAATTTTCCCATCGGCATAGTGAGGGGGGTGGTTTATGGCTTTCATGCTATTTGTTTCTTCAGTTACTGCATAATCAGCTTCTAAAAACAAATCTATATTGTCTTCAAAATAACTTTTAAACTCTTTAGCATTCATAGATTTACAAGTCTGAAATAAGTGTTCAATAATAGTATATTTCATGTTATTTATCTTTTCCAATTTTGCTGTACCTACCAATATTTATCCCTTCAGCATAACCTTTGTAAAATCGCTCGTTCAATGCCTTTTTTTCAGCTTCCAACAGTTTTTCTATGTTTTCATTAAAGTATGTTTTGAACTCGTCCGCAGGAAGTAACTGATAGCGTTCAAATAGGTGTTGTAAAATGGTTTGTTTACTTTCCATATTTTTCTTTATAATAATCTCTACCTAATTGACTTTTCTTGTTAGCCATATCCATTTGTCCATCATCATAAGCATGAACAAGTTGATTACGTTCATAATCTTTTGCCTGTAAAATTAACTCATCTAAATTTTCCCATTTTAATTCACAATATTGAGGATTGCCATATGATTCAAATTCTTTTTTCAACCATTCTACTGCTGTAATTTCCTTTGCCATGTTAGAAGTTTGTTTGGTAGAATAACTTAACAGCTTTTTCAAACTCTTCAATTGAGAATTCCGCTCCTTCGCCACTTTCGTGTTGAATAAATACGCTTAGCTTCGTCAATTCGTAAATTGTGAACTGACCTATCCTAACACTTTTTTTAGTTTCTAAATTTAAAATATTTTCCATATTGTTTTTATTTTTTAACAGTTCTTGTTCTTTTTCCTTAAGGTATTGTACCAGTTGGGCATGAAACCGAACTAGCACTCGATGCCCAATGGCTTTTTTTGGCTCTCCTGGTGGTCTGCCAGAAGACCTCCTAGCCCCTCCGCTTCTGTTGATTTTCATAAAGCAAATATAGGTATTTTTTGAATACTAAAAACAAAAAAGCTATTTAATATCTTCGTGCCTTAAGCCTTTGGTGTACGAGTAGTAGTTGATAGCTTTTTCGGGGTTTTCAAGTTGCGCATCGTACCATTCAATTATCACTCCTTTTGGAATTTTGGCATTGACATCCCAAACAATGTCGTGAAAATTGAAAAAGAAGTCATTACAACAAGCTATGCCACCGACTTCGTCACCGACAAAACCATCGAATAAAAATTCCTGTTTAATGCAAAATAATTTAATATACTCGTTGCAGACCTTTTCGTAGTCTTTTTTCAGTTTTTCTATCTTTTTGGCATCCTGCTGTTTCTTAATAGAAAACTTAATTTTAATGTCCATGTGCTTTGCCAAATTTGTCCAAATAGCAAAGTTCTTTTTGGCTTCGGCTTCGTCTATAAATTCATAATCGACTGGCTTAGGATTGTCTTTAAAGAAAAGGGAAACAATGTAAATAGTGCTCATAATATATTTGTTTAAAATGGATATTCTTCTTGTTCTTGTTGTTCTGCTTGCTTTTGCTGAGCGGTTAATGTATCAATTGAAATTTGCAAATAATCTTTATTGTTAATCACAAACCTTCGGCTGCGGTGGCTCAGACTAAATTCCAACATGCCTACTTTTCCCACTATTCTTTGCCTTCTTATTTTCTTAGAATGAAATTCACAACTGGTATCGGCTGGGTCGCTGCCACGTTTAGGCCGGTGGTAAATAAGTATGTTATCCATTTTGTTATTCCACATCGCACCACCTGCCAAGTCAAATACATCGGGGCACGGGTAGTTGCCGTCTGCTTGTTTCATCATTTTGTTAGGGTGCGCCACAATCACAAAATATACATCGTTGTCACGGGCAAAACGTGTGAAATCGGCTAAAACAAAATCAAGATACTGGTCAATCTTGCCACCTACACTAGCATAATTATTGGCCATTTGGTTAAAAGGGTCAATGATAACCCCTGCCACTTTCTTTTTAATGACCATTTCCAAAAACCGTTCTTTTATGTACTCAGGAGTCGGGGCAATCGATTGTGGATAAAGAAAGAAAATATGCTCGCTAATAAAATCGTAAACGGCCATGTAATACTCTTCACTAGGGCAATTGGGGTTTGAAGGTATGCACTCCGTACCTATGTAAATTTCCACCAGTTCATGATAAAATTCATGTGCAGGGCAGTCTTCAGGGGCAAAGATTGCAAATGAAACACCTTCGTTTACCACTTTTAAAAGTAGCATGTACTTCAACAAAGTGCTTTTGCCATAATTACCAATGCCCGAAAGCAAAGTAATTTCCTGCTTTTTCCATTTGAAAAACTCGTCGATTTCGGTCATGTAGGTACTGCTTGCCGCTTCGTGTCCGTTTCGAAATATTTTAAGGGCATCATCCCTTACATCGCTGCCAAAAATTATATCCTTTGGTCTTATGTTTTCATCATAAATAGCGGCATCAAATTCTAACTCTTTTGTAGTGCCTTTTGTTACCAAAGTTTCCTGCTCAAAGACTGCCGTATTAAAATGCGCAGAATTTGCCCTGTAAGCCGATTTTATTGTTCGCTCGGCTTCTGATATGGAAAAGTCGCTAGGGTCTCTTAGAACCGAGAAAACGACCTCATTTTGGCATTCTATTTGTGAGATACCGAAACGACAGCATGCAGAAGCCAATTTGAAGACAAAAAGGTTGCGTTCCCCAGTCCGAAAAGCATCGCCACGGTTGGTCAACCATTTCAGAATTTTGTCGAAGGTTTCATTGCTACTTGCAAGTGCTGTTTTGGCCTTGTACGTTTCAACAATTTTGAATTTAGTAAAAGGCTTTGTTTGTTCTTTTATCAGAATGTCGGGGTCGTAGCTTTCGTAACATACACGGCTTTCGTTTATGCCCGACTTGTCGATTTCGGGGTGCAGGTCTTTGAGTGCAGCAAAGTGTTCACGGTGCTTAGTTCCATCGGCCAGCAATACAAGTGCTTTCACTCCTTTTCCGCTTGGGCTTACCCAACTAGCGGCCACATAGTCGAGCGAAAACAAACTTTGCTTTTTAGCTTCGACATCAATCACATCGTCAAAATCTAGAACAAGGTAGCCAGAATGATTTTGCAGGTCGGCATCTTTGCGGTCTTTGGCAAACGTGCCCGAAAAACAAACCGAAGGCAGGTGCATTTTTAGCTTGTTGGCTTCATCTTTGTTTGTGGCGTTCCGAACGGCTAGTACTTTGCTTTTATCCTTGCCACCTGTTTTGATGCGCTGTAAGGCTTGCAATACGGTAATGTACTTAGGCTCTTTGCTGGTTATGTTTGGAAATATCGTGCAGGTGTTATTCATTTCTTTAAAATCGTTTTGGAGTAATCCACTGGCAGGGTAATAACATCAAGGCTCAAATCGAGAGGCTTCAATGTGTGATAGTCCAATGGCTCGATAAATCTTTCAAGGCACTCGGAATAATATGTAGCTTCGGTCAGCATCATTGGGTCAGGAAGTTTTTTATGTATATGTTTTACTTCATGCGACATTGGCATATTTTGATTACTTGCATTATTACTTGGCTTAGGGTTTTTGTTTTCGTCAAACCAAACGCTTTGCAGTTTTAGCTTCCAGTTTTTTACTTTCTTGTTTTGGTTATCCTTCCAGTCATTTGCAGAATAGTAGTCAAATGCCTTTTTAGCGATATGTTCAAAACCATTTTCTAAACAGAAAGAATTAAACTCATCGAACGTAGGAGGTATATTGTTTCTTTGTTTAAGTGTTTGTTGGTTTGTTTGTTTAACTATGGGTACTGTGCTGTGTTCATGCTGTGTCAATGCTAAGTCAAGTGCTGTGTTAGTGCTAAGCTTATGCTGTGATAATTTTTGACATAGCATTATTACAATAGAAGTGTATTGATTATGTGATTCTGTAATTACTTTAATAAAACCAAACTCGACTAATTCATTGAATGCTTTGTAATATGTGTGCTTGCTTTTTATGCCTAAAATTTCCATAGCTTCTTGTGTAGGCAAGCCAAACTTTTCTTTGTGTCCGAGCCTGTTTTTCTTTTCTAAAATCCACATGTAAAGTGCTGTGTGATTTGGGTTGCATCGGTCGGGATTTTCAAAAGTAAAGTCAAACCATGCTCTTGAAAGTTTGTAATTTGAATTAATGTCTGTCATGTTGGTATAAAATAAGAAACCCACCAGCTTTGGAGGTACGGCTCCTCAGCTAAGTGGGTTCTATGGTTAATAGATTTAACCAAGTTCTTTTCATATCGTCCGTACACGATACCTTGCTATTGCAAGTCCACAAATATACTAAATTTCAGCTTACAAAGCACATCGCCATCGTAATAAAAGCAAGTACTATAGTCATGTTTACTAGCCCCATGAACAAGGCTAGTACAACGCTTCCAGCCATTCCAATTAGCATCTTAGGCTTGTACTTCTTTAAGTTATGCTTGTCCATATTTTCCGAATTTTCCGTTTTGTGAAAGTTGTGAAAATTGTGAAAGTTATTCCGCTACTTCGGTATGAATACTGTTTGTTGCATCCACACATACCTTGTTTATGGCTTCTATTAGTTCCCTACGTTTATCGAGTGGTAGCACGGCAAGCAAAGAAACCGATTTGCCTATGTGTTGGTACATGACATCGATTGCATCATCATCATCCCTAATAAATTTGCGAAGGTTCTTAAGGCTAATTTTCATTTCGCCACGTGCCTTCACCAGTTGAGGTAACATAGTAGGGTTCTTAACGTGCAATACTTTTTGGTAAGGAAATAAGCTATCTATCCAACCATCAGCCATGTGCATGTGGGCAGCGATGTTTGAGAACGCATTAAAGATTTCCATTTCGTGGGTGTGTTGTTGATTTTCCATAGTTAATTGTTATTTAAATTGTTTAAAAATTTTTTATAATCAGGCTTAAAAAATGAAGAGCTTTTCATTATTTTGCCATCCTCTTTTCTCAAAATAGCATAAATGATTTTGTCGTTTACCACAACTTGTTTATAAGTCCAATCTTCTTTATTGGCTACGGTAGCTAGTGCCTCGTCTAACGAATAGCAAAACTTTGACATGTTAGACCTCATGGTTTCTTCATAAGCCTCTTCCGCTATATCTGTAAACCCCGAAACGCAATAACCACCGTTTACCACTACCGACAAATCACACAACGCATCCAAAGCCTCTGTTCTGTTAAATTCTTTTGTGTCAATGCTTTCTTCCATGCTTAATTCCTTTTCATAAATTAACTTTTTCACAATATTTTGAAAAGTTTTTTCCAAACCATAGGCTTCCGCCAGTTCAGTTAGTTCTTCAAATATCAATTTTAATCTTAATTTTCTATCGTCTATTGAAGGGGTGTGGTTGTCGGAAGTATAAGCTACTGTGTGTCCACCTGCTTTCTGAAATTCTATAATAGATTTTAACATAGTTTAAAATTGAAAGATGTAACCTTGTTTTTCAAATACTTCAATATACGAAAGTAGCCGTTCCACTTTTTTTTTTGGAGTGTTTCCTGCCTTTTTATTTCGGCTTGTAGCTTTACTTCTTCCTTAGTCGGTAGTAATATACCTGCAAGTTTATGGTAGGCTATAATAGCGTTTTTTACTTCCCCAACCTTTGCTTTGTTGATATGAGTGGAAGTATAGTTGTCATTTGAAACCGAAAGCATGTGCCTTGTTATTTCCATCCTGTAAGACCTGCCCTCGAAGTCATACGTGGCGCAGTTGCCTTTTAGTTTTAGGTTCTCTATTTTCATAATTATCTTTTAAATACAATCATAGCCGCATCTCGTGCGTGTTCATTTGTTCTGTCCTTATAGCCAGTTACTTTAGCGAAATAGTCCCTGCTAACCTTTTTTAAATTGCCTTGTAGCTTAGTGGGGGTGTACGGTATGGCATAGTCTTCTAAAAACTCTACTATGTGCCGATACGTTTGTTTGACCGCACCAGCCCCTTGCAATCTTGCATCGTTACCCTTTTTGCCTTTAAAACCTACCCACGTGTTCGGATTTTCGATAAAGACCTCAATGTCATTGTTTTTCCATGCTTTCAAAGTATCTAATAAAACATGCAAAGGCATACTATTGCAATGGGTTATTTCGGCTAGTTGTCGGTCATAAATAGCAAAGCCGTTATTCATGCCGGGGTCAATGCCGATAGCGTACCTATAAGAAACTAACCGTGCCATTATCATTCATTTGCATGTACTGTCCCTCTTCCTCATTCCTTAGTTTGCGAAACTCAAACACATTGGCGTGCTGTGGATTGCGCTCAACAAACAAACGAGAATAGTAGGCGTGGTACGCATCATTGATTTTAAAACTAGGGTCGTTTGTGGTAACGTACCTATTCCACCTTATCCAGTTAATTATCATTTTGCTTGAAATCTTCTTGCATCCCCTTGCGATAGCCTTGTTGGTTTCTTGGGCAAACAAGTGGTAGATAGTTGGGTTCTCGGAATTGAATACCTCAAAGGCTTCTCGAATGCTTTTTCCGTGTGTGTTTCTAAAGTTCATTTTTCTTTCGATTAGAATAGTAATTAAGATTTGGTCGCATTCGCACGTTTTGAAGCACCCCCAACATCTCGTCAAGGGTTAAATTAGCTTCTTTCATTATGGCGATTATTTCATCTGCCAATTGCTCAGGTGTCTTATTTTGCTTTGCCATATTCTTTCTTGATTTTGTCTAGTAATTCCAATACCTCTTCATACGTTAATTCGTGGCTCTCAAATAATTCGATTACTTCAGCTGCCAATGTGTCTAGCGTTTCCATTTAGAAAGGCAAATCGTCTTCTACTTGTTTTCTAGAAGGTGCAGGGGCATCTGTTTTCGGGGCGACTTTAACCTCCGAATTGCTATACACTACTTTGCCGTTTGCCACGTAGAACCGTTCCGCTTTCGCTTCCCTTTGCTCTTTGCTTTGGCTAACGTGGAATGCCACGTTATTACCAAACTTGTCGGGTTCGTCTGCTATCACGGCTGTAATGCCTACTCCTTTTTCACCCTTTTTTCTTACTGTGTTCAATAAGGTTTCCAGTTTTGCCTCTGTCAAATAGAAATTTAAAATAGTCATATACTTATTTGTTTAATTGGTAAAAGAACTCGTTTTCTAATCTGTAAATTTTTGATACGTTGAAAATATTTGAAGCATCGCCCAAGTGTCTATACTCGATACCTATTTCGCTGTCAAAAAAGAAACGGTCATAATCTAACACCTCAGCTTCATTTAACCTTGCCACCATTTCTAGTTTTTTCGGGTGCCAAGTGTCAACTGCTTGCATGATTTCTTCTTGAATGGCTTTGTCTTGTTTGAACTCCAATAGCTTTACCCTTCGTTCCAATTCAATCGGAAATTCAGTCCACTCTTCCATGCCGAAAGTTTCGGGCTTTGTGCAATAGAAAAGCAAATAGCTTGTATCTGCATTTGTAGCCAGCATTTGCATCTGCAATTGGTAAATGTATGCTTTCTTTACAGAGCGCACATTGTCGTAAAAATTATAAGGCGAATACGGGCATTTCACGTCCAAAGGTATGTTACCTATCAGCACATCAGGGGAAGCCCCACAACGATCGTCAATGGCTATGTATTGGTCATGCCAAACAGCATTTTGGAATGTAGGCTTCACTGCCATATCAAAGGCGTTGTATTGGTTTGTTGTACCGTGCCGCATGGCCGCCGTTTCAATGTTATCTTTGATGCCTAGTTCTCGCATTGCTAGTTCTAACACATAGCTTTGTGCGGTTTTAGTTTTGCTTTTATCGGCCGGGCAAAGTTTATGCACGCTACTTGCGCTTATTGCCGATTTGGGTTTATCAATAGTTTCCATAGTTATTGACAAAGTGAAGTTAAAAGTGCCAGTTGCTCAGGTGATAGTGAATAGTTGTTTGTTGCCCTATCTAGTACGGCTTGTTTGCCTTTTGCATCTTTAGCCATTTTTGCGGCACCAGTCATTTTATCAAAGGTTGCCATGTCGCACGGCTTAAGGGCTATTTTTACCTCTTTTTTTGGCTCAGGAGAGGTTGGGGGCATAGTGTCCGCATCTTTGGTATCGTCTATCAAAAACAAGCCATTAAGCGCATATTTACGAGCGTAGCTTGAACTGCTGCCAGTAATTTGCGAGCCATCCATGCCTTTCTTTGTTTCTTCTTCCCTTGCATAGGCGGTGCTGCTAACTTGCAAACCTTTGACATTGGTTACGGTGGCCGTAGCCTTAACGTAAAACCTTTCTCCTATGTACTCGATTGAGTCGCTTATGTTCAAAAGGCATTCGTGTTTAGCTAGTAGCGGTTTTAAGGCTTCTAACACGTCCTCACATGAACGGTAATTGTAGTTCCCGAAGTTATTCCTTTGATTTTTTGGTGCTTTAAGTTCTGATTGGATTGTGATAAGTTCTTTCATGGTTACATTAATTTATTTTCAAATACTACTTCTTTATAAATGTGTACGGTTTGATTTTCTGAAAGGTGCGCCAGTACTGTTTCATATTTTTTTTTGGCATCGCTTTCGGTATCGAATATCCAAACGGTGGGTTTAATGTCTCGGAATGAGTAGCACATGACCACGACAAATACATCTTGTAATGTTTTCATAGTTATTTAATATAAGGTAATATTTTCATGTAGTTGTTATACAAAGCAAGGTGTATCATATCCTTTCGCTCGTGGAAGTACTGTTCAATAAAATAACATTCCTCCTCAGTGTAAATGGGGTCGTAAATCCATACTATTTCTGAGTTGTGAATTTCGTATTCGTCTTCACGTCCGAACTCATGGTCGATTGGATTATATTCCAACCAAAATTGAGCTTCTACTTCAAAACAAATTTCAATGCTGTTCAGCATAAAGCTAAACTGCTCTTGAACCGTGCGTTCTTTTAATTTTTCAGCTATCATAGTTATTTAAATAAAGGGGTTAGTATTAAGCATCCATACACTACTGCAAAGCAAAATGCAGGGAATAGAATAAAGAAGGATAGCGCATTTAGCGTGTCTCGGTGTTCTTGGGTAAGTTCTGTTTTCATGGCTGTGTGTTTTAGGTTGTTGATTAATTATACGACAAAGGTAATACTTAAGTTGTAACTTTCAAGGCTTTTTTACTTTTTTTTCAGATTTTTTTTGAATGCTGGCCACTTGCTCTAATGCTGCCAATACGGCTATGTTAAAAGTCCCTTTGTTTACCACGTTATGGATTGCACATAATGTTAGCTCAGGGTGCAAAGCTCTTACTATCGTTCCGTACCTATACGGTAAATGCTTTTTGGCTTCGTGTAGCCGTTTGCGAAATACGATTTTTTCTTGTTCTGTCATAAGTGTATTGTTTAGGGCGTAAATATACAACTTAACTAGTAATTATAGGCAAACTGCTTTTGGTTTTTATACTGAAATTTTTTTACATTTGCTTAAAATGTTCAAACCAGTGAAACTAAATAACATCAAACCGAACCCAAACAACCCTAGATTGATAAAAGACGACAAGTTTAAAAAGCTAGTCAAGTCGATACAGGAGTTCCCCGAAATGATGGAAAAACGGCCTATAGTGTGCGTAACCGATACCGATGGCAAACTGTTCCCATTGGGTGGTAATATGCGCTTAAAAGCTATTCAGGAAATAGGATATAAAGAGATTCCCGAAACGTGGGTGGTGCTTGCGGACGAATGGACTGTAGAGCAAAGAAACGAGTTTGTAATAAAAGATAATGTCGGGTTTGGAGAGTGGGACTGGGAGCAGTTGGCAAACGAATGGGATGCTGAAAAGTTGGAGGAGTGGGGATTGGATTTACCAGTTGATTTATCCGTAACAGAACTCGTAGCCGAAGAGGATGAGTTTGATGTTCCTGAAGGTGGAATTGAAACGGATATAGTTTTAGGCGATTTATTTGAGATAGGAGAACACCGTTTACTTTGTGGGGATAGCACTCAAACAGATACATTTGAAAAACTATTTGCAGGTCAAATGGATGACCTTGTTGTGACCGACCCGCCTTATAATGTGGCTTACGAGGGCAAAACCAAAGACGCTTTAACAATTCAAAACGACTCAATGGGCGATGGAGATTTTTATCAATTTCTTTATGATTTTTATACTGCTCTTGCAGCTTATACAAAAGCAGGAGGAGCATGGTATGTTTGGCACGCAGATTCGGAAGGAGCAAACTTTAGACTGGCAATGAAGAATGCAGGCATTATGGTTAAGCAATGCTTAATATGGGTTAAAAATAGTATGGTAATGGGCAGGCAGGATTATCAATGGAAGCATGAGCCTTGCTTATATGGTTGGAAAGAGGGAGCAGCCCACGGCTGGTACAGCGACAGAAAGCAAACAACCGTTTTAAATTTTGATAGACCTTTCAGAAATGCAGAACATCCGACTATGAAACCAATTCCATTGATTTCATATCAAATAGGAAACAGCAGTAAGCAAGGAGATATTGTGGCAGATGCATTTGGTGGAAGCGGGACTACAATGGTAGCTGCTCATTTAATGAACCGCAAGGGGTATTTGGTAGAATTCGACCCAAAGTATTGTCAAGTTATAATTGACCGAATGAAAAAATTAGACCCAAGTTTAGTTATTAAGAAGAACGGAGAAGTAATGCAATAAACAGCGAAATTACAGCGACATGCCAAACCCTCAAAATATAGAAAAGCATAAGTTTGAAAAAGGCGAAAGCGGAAACCCAAATGGAAGGCCAAAAGGTGCTCGTAATCGCTCTACAATCGTTCGCCAATGGTTAGACGTGGAACAGAAGCTAAAGAACCCTATAACAGGCTCAGAGGAGCAAATGAACCAAGAAGACTTAATGACACTAGCGCAAATAAAAAAGGCAAGGGAAGGCGATACACAGGCTTATAAGGCACTTCTTGATTCTGCTTATGGTTCGCCTGATACAAATATCGACATTACCACACAGGGCGATAAGATAAACGGTAAGCCCGAATGGCTGAAATAAAGAACAACCCAAATTTTGACTTCTTAATTAACGAACTGCCAAACGTAAGGATAGCAGCATTGCAAGGCTCTACTCGTTCGGGAAAGACCTATTCAACCCTTCAATACCTTATAAGGCTTGCAAACCACCATTCAGGCATGCACATAAGCATTTGCCGTGCTACGTTGCCAGCCCTCAAACAAACTGTTCTAAAAGACTTTATTGAGATACTAGAAGAGATAGGCCAGTACTCGGAAAACAACCATAACAAAACAGACCAAGTTTACCATTTGAACGGTAATACCTTTGACTTCTTTAGCCTAGATGACCACAAAAAGGTGATGGGGAGAAAGCGAGATATCCTTTATTTAAATGAGGCCTTAGAATGCGACTTTAATGTGTTTAGACAATTGGCCCTTAGGACCACTGGAAAGATAATAATAGACTTTAACCCGCACGAGGCGGAGCATTGGGTTTATGACCAGGTCCAAACTAGAAGCGACTGCAAGACCCTTATCAGTACCTACAAAGACAATCCCCACCTTTCAGAGGTTCAGATTGCCGAAATAGAGTTGTTGAAAGATACCGACCCCGACTATTGGAAAGTATTTGGCGAGGGTGTGCGCTCAGGTGGTGGGCAATCGGTCATTTACAAGAACTGGGAGGTAGTCAAAGAATGTCCATTCCAAACGGATAAGGTCTATTACGGCTTGGATTTCGGGTATGCAGTCAGCAAAACCGCAATGGTAGAAGGCAGGTTCAGCGGCAACAAAGTGTTCATATCGGAAAAGTTATACAAGAATAACTACACAACGGGGGATTTATTGCTGTCCCTCCCTGAAATAGTACAAGATTACAGGCACATCGAAGCCGACAGCGCACGACCCGAAAGCATTGAAGAGATAAGTAGGGCAAGGTTCAACATACACCCCTGCCACAAATTTGCCGGTTCGGTTGCCGCTGGTATAGACTTGGTTAAACGCTATCACCTTTATATTGACGAAAATTCAATAAATTTACAGCGTGAGTTACGCTACTATAAATCGGTTGTGGATAAGAATGGTAAGGTAACAGACGAACCATTAAAAATTATGGATGACCTTATGGATGCCATGCGATACCTAATTGAAGGCTACCACCGAATTAATGTAGTTTCTCCTACCAAAACCATACCTAAAATGGCGAGAAGAAAGCCAGTGTTTCAAGATTTCAAATAATATGCAAGAGTTAATCCTAGACGAAAAAACCTATTTTGAACTGCCCGAAAGTTACGAAGAAGTAACCTTTGAGCAGTTTATGAAGTTAGCCGATTGCGACAGCGTAAACCTTAAGGCCGTATCGATACTTACAGAAGTACCCGAAGACAAATGGGCAGAGAGCAATAATATACCTATGTACTATTATTGTTTTAATGCTATCAGCAACTGGATGGGAAAAGGCCTTGCCGAACTAAACGAACGTGAAGTGAACAGGCTTTCATATTTGAGCAAGCATATCGAGTTTGCAGATATAGGTGAGCAATCAGTGGCGCAGTACGAGGACTTGAAAATACTTTTGGCAAAGTATCAAAGCGAATACGAAAAAGACCCAATTGCAGCCATGAAAGCCTACTATCCATTGTTTGTGTCGATATACCTTCAACCAAAAACAAGCGGTGAAAAGTACGACTATAGCAAAGCAAAAGAAATGGTTTCACAAATAAACCAACTGCCAGCACCTACTATTATCGGTATTGTGAATTTTTTTTTAACCAAATTAGCCGTCTCGAGTCTTGGCATAGGAACCAGTGTCCCGAACTCGAGTTCATGGTTGAAGAGATTGACGCAGGGATTAAGCAACTATACGAAGCGTTTGGCTTTGCGGCGACACTTGACAGTTTGGCAGGTGGAGATTTCGAAAAAGAGGATTACATCAAAGGTTTGAGCGTGTATAGGGTGTATGGGAAAATACAATACAATGCACATTTAAACAACTACAAAAAGCGATTACAAGAACTAATGCAAAACAAATGAGTTATTTATCAGTAAAAAATATAATCCAACAGACGTTTGAAGGTTTGCCGTACGATGTCATGTTTGGTTCAGGCAGGGAAGCGGATTTCAATCAAATGAAAAATCGTAAATACCCATTGGCATGGCTTGACCCAATGGTGCGAAATGCTGCCAACCCCAACACTTTTGACAATTCCGAAACGTGGGAAATAAGTATTGTGATATTGGTTAAGGCCGACAAAAACGACACGGCGGGAGAGCAGAATGACCTTGTCGATTTCAGCCACCAAATTGCAGACGATTTTAGATTTGCACTAGATGAAGTGGAAGGCGTGGAGTTTATGACAAAGCCAAAAATCAATCCATTGCTACGCCACACCTTCGGAACAGACCACACGAGCGGGTGCATACTTACTTTTACATTAGCCGCATACGATACGTACACTTGTTAATGGCAGGTTTATCTGAAATACTAGAAAAACAGTTAAGCGGTGCGGTTGAGGCTATTAAACGCAACATGGATGCGACCGACTTTAATGCCACCAACAAAACGAAAGATAGTTTAGGGTTTGAAGTTACAGCCGACGATGCGACAATAGTAGGAACAATCTTTGGAAATGCTTCACTAGAATGGGCAGAAACAGGCAGGCCACCAAGAACAAATAGCGTAGATAGTGGGCTATCGGAAAAAATATTGGTTTGGATGAAGGCACGTGGCATAGGCTCAGACCTAACCGAAAAAGGGCAAAGAGGCCTAGCACGGTTCATTACGTTACGCATTAATGCTCTAGGTACAAAGCTATTCCAGCAGGGTAGAACTAGGGATGTTTATAGTTCAATCCTAGAACAGCTGAAGCCCGAAATTGAAAAAGAACTTGGCATGTATGTCAATCAAACAATAATTGTTAGTTTTAAAAAAACTTTTGAATAATGGCTTTATCAGTTATTCAGCGACCAGACGCTAATCTTTACGTAAACGACCCACCACTTTACCAAGAGCAACCATATTACTACTCTCGATGGTCTGCAGCCTTTCTACCGTTGGTTTATAAAATATCCAACACAAAATTTCCTACCAATACTGAGGATGCAGTCGATACTTACACAGCGGTTACCAACAACAACGGTTTTGCAAAATTTGACCTAGCCGGCACGGCGTACCAAACCTACATACGAGGTCAAAAGGTTCTGATTGAAGGAACGGTGTATAGTGGCGTTTATGAGGTTATTGCGATACAAGGCGACCAGCTAACTTTAAATGTGGCTTTTAGCGAAACGGATATAGGAACGGCCAATAAATATTACGATAATTACGCAACATTAGTACGGCTTTATGCAGGCGTGCCAGCCTACCACCCATACGCCGCTCAAGACCCAATGACGCTAATAGGTACGTTTAGCATTGCGCCGAACCCTAGTAACATAGCCGTTATTGACGTAGCCGATTTGGTTAGGCAAAAAATCAGCAAAGACAACGATTTGAGCGCAAGCGGAAGGCCTAACGACTTGGATGCGTGGACGTGTTTCTATATTGAATTCGCAGAAACCTACGACACTTATGCAGGTGGTATTCCTGAAACTGTAATTACAAATTTCACAGTTGATAATTTGCAAGGCATTACTCCAGTCAGCATAACGAATGGGAGTTTTACTAGCAGTTTAACAGGATGGTCTC